AGTATTTCGAGATGAGCAGATTTTTCTTCTACCTTACCCAAAGCTGCGACGAGTTCTTCCAGTTGAGATTCCATACCATCAGATTGTTCCTGAATAATAGAGATACGAGTATTATGGCGTTCCGCCTTCATATTCTCCTCACTTATTCTATTTATCTCACTATGTATATTTCTCAATTTAGAAGAAAGTTCGTCAATCGAGGCAGAAATTTCGTCACCATCTAAAATTGTAGAGGGAAGACTACCGTCCAAATCACGAATATAATCTTCCTTCTGCCTTTGCTGGTTTTTCTGAATTACCACCAGTTTATTATGTTCTTTTGCTTCCGCAATTTTTCCTTTCAGTAATTCTGTTTCGTTTTCCGCAATCGTTTTCTGATTGAAGTAAACTTGATTGAGTTCCTCCACTTTTTCATCATCTACTTCCTGCTCACAAGTTGGGCATTGTCCATGTAATTCCGAGAGTTTATCCAAATGCGCTTGGGCTTCAGCTATCTTGGAACCGAAGGTTCCTTGTTGCTGCAGCATAGCGGTCAAGGATATCTCCTCTCCTACAGGTTCCAAATGACCCTGCTTCTCTAGGTCTGCCAGTTGCTCTTTTATAAAATTATTATCTATAATTTTTTTATTTTTTTCCGAAATTTTTTCAAAATCGCTTTGTAATTGCCTTAAAGTCTTCTCATCTTCTTCCGATGGTTTTGGTAAATCTAAGATAGGAAGTATGTCTATACTCTCTAATTTATTTTCTTCTAACCATTTCACTATTGTATCAGACTTAGAGTTCAAAGCATTGACTTCAAAAGAAACTTCTCTAGCTGCGTCCTTAAATATTTCAAAGAACTCTACATATTCTTCTAGCTTTAACAAATCAATGAGAAACTTTTTTCTATTTGTATCTGTTGCAGTTAGGAACTGTAATGATGTATTTGTATTCTGATAAACAAGTTGCGTAAAAGTCTTAAAATCAAGCCCAAGTAGTTCTTGAACTGTCTTGTAAGTATTCGTAGCAGTATGAGAGGAAATATCATCTCCATTTTTATACAGTTTACATTTTATAGATGCCTTACGAGATACATCAATCTCATAGTCATCTTCATCTACCTGAAAGGTAAGATTAATAGAATAGCCATTGTTGACAAATCTATTTTGTATTTCTTGCTTTTTTATCCCCTTACTATTCTTATTGAATAGGACTTCCTCGATAATAAGCGGAATGGAAGACTTACCCATTCCGTTTGTCCCAACAAGTTGGGTGAGGTTGCTGTCATTAAGGTCAAGAGTATTATTTTGGCCATAGCTGAAACAGTTATCCCAGCGTAGCTTCTTTAGAATAATCATTAAACACTCCCATTATTGATTTAATTTTTTCATCATTTAAATTTAGTATAGCACTTAAGTACTCTACCAGTTCTTCTTCCATTGACATCTCTTTAAGATTAAGTGTAGCTTCTGTACTTCGTTTTACTACTTTCTTATCCAAGAGTTCTGAGTTCTTGATGTTAGCCAAATCAGCTACATCACCCTCTATCTCGTAGATAGTATGGTGAAAATCTGTTGCAATCATTTCATCTTCACTTTCTACTGTTCTTCTCAATAATTGAGGTAAATTAAATTCTTCCCAATGCCAAGAGTCATCAGCTTCGTCAATTAAAAGATAGCCCGTCTTGACTACATCTCTGTGAAAAGATGTAGTCATAGGACTACCTGGATATACAATATTTCTCTGCGTATTGGAGTGGCTATGTAGGTCACCCGCGTATACTACAGGAAAGTCATTGAATCTATCCAAGTCAACCTCTGGAGTTACATGAGGGGGTATTTCACCCCTTACATGTGTGTACAAAGGTTTGTTGGTATTGCAGAACTCTATACCACCTTTTCTATGCAAGTCTGCATAAGGTAGTATAGTTCCCCATATATATTCTGTGGTTGTATCTACAATTTCAACTAAAGGATTTACATCAGATGTCGCTCTCTTTAGATTACTAAAGAATGTCTTGTGCTTTTTTGTTGCTTCATGGTTACCATCATAAATAATGGTAGGTATAGTTACATCTTTGATAAAATCAAAGTAAAGTGTAATTTCGTCCATTGAAGGAACACGGTCAAATAAATCTCCACCAATAATGTGCATACTGATATCTTCGTCTTTCTCTAGCTCATGAATAGCTTCGAAAAACAACTTGTATCTAGTACATGCCCATGCCATAGGGACATTCTTTTGTCCGAGTTTAATGTGCCAATCTGCTGTAAATAAAATCACCCTACGAAGTCATCTCCTGGCTGCCATGAGCAACCTGTAAGTCCACCACTTTGCAAAGCATTTAGTGTCCTTAGTATTTCTTCTGCATTTCTTCCTGTGTCAAGTGCATTGACTGAGTAGTGTTGAATTACTCCTTCAGGGTCAATAATGTAAGTAGCTCTGTAAGGAACTCCTTCTTTATCATTATAAACACCTAAGTCTTTTGCAAGTTCACTACCTGCGTCGCAGCATAAAGGGTGTTGGATATTTCTTATAATATCATTACTTTCTTTCCAAGCTAATTTACAATACTCATTATCAGGACTAAATCCTAATACATCAGCATCAAGTAACAATCTATCCATATCAGCTATTTCTGTTGGGCAAATAAATGTAAAATCTTTTGGGTAGAAATAAACTACACTCCACATATTTTCTTGAAGCACATCAATATCAATAAGTGTATTATCAATATCAACAGCTACTGCTGAAAAGTCTGGGAATTTGTCTCCTATCGTATAATCAAACATAATTTTTCTCCTAGCTAATGCTGAACTCTGAATCAACATCTGAAGGAGCTTCAGCACCATCAGAAGGTTGTGTTACTCTTTGCAAAAGCTCAAGCTGAGCATCTGCTGTTGGTCTTGGCAAGACATCGTCCATAGAACGAATATCAGCAATTTTTGCTACTTCTTCTTCTGTAAGAGGTCTTGGTTTGCACTTAAGTGCTTGTAGTCTGTACTCGACATTAAATGCCATAGGTCCAGTTTTAACTCTTTGGAAGCAAACGTCCCACCCATTCTCAGGGTCGGTTGGGTCGCCTAAATCTTCGGCAGCTACCATAATTTGTTCCATTAGTTTTTTCTTTAGATTAACAACTTTTACATTGCCATCAGTCGGGTCAATAGCTTGAATAGCATATGCCCAACCACATTTTAAGTCAGGAAAGAAAGACCTTACGTGGTCTGTTTCCTTGTTATTGAATGTTTCTGTATTTCTGTCAAAAGCTAAGCACTCCATAGGAATGTTTTTACCATTTTCACCTTTAATCCAGTAAACATATCTCGGCAGTATATCTCCTACTAGACGAAACTTGTTGTCTCCTTCTTTGTAAGTGTACTGGTCGATTTTATCTTTCTTTGCAGACCCTTGAGCCTGATTAAATTTTATTGCCATTTATGTTCTCCATTTAGCGTTATCTTCAAATAGAAAGTGTACTAGACCATTCTCTATCCGAAGCAATCTGTTGCGATTTACTATCGTTGTCGTTACAGGCAAATGTATCAACTCTAGTGTTGTTTGTCCTGTTTGTTTATAATTAAAATAATTTCGGTACGAAGCTACTGCGATATACTCCGCAGCTTCTTTATTGCTATAATTTCTTCGCTCTGCTAGTAATTGTCGAGGGTTTAGCAAAAAACTATCACCGACGAACGACTTCCCAAAATATTTATAGGTGTTGTCTTTTCTACTAGCAGGGATTCTCTTATAAGTTAATAAATGAATGATAGTAAGTATAGAAGTTGAATCTCCTTTGGTCTCACTATTTATCTTTTCCCAATTATATTTTATCATATATTATAACAATTTTTTAAACCCATGTCAAGTAATATTTTTCGGAGGTCCTTATAAGGTTGATATTTCATAACCCTGCTTGAGGTAGTAGCCTAGTCGTAAACTAGCCTGCCTCTTTGCGGTCTTTCCAATTAAATTAATATCTACTACTACGGGTTGTTGTTTTCCTTCGTAATCTCTAATTATTCTTCCAATGAGCTGTGTAAGTAACGGCTCGTTATTTACTGGTGTTGCTAATATTAAACAGCTAAGAATATTTAAAGAAATACCCTCAGAGAAGATAGACTGTGTCCCATACAGAACATTTTTATCCTCAAAAATCTGATTAATTATATCGGCTCTATCCTCGTGATGGATTTTGCCCGTTACACAAACTGCGCTATCACCAGTGAGTTCCGCGCAGTTCCTGAGGAAGTCTACTCTATCAGATACTACTAACACTTTATGACCTTTGGCCGCATACGATGATGCAGTCATAGCCACAGAATGTTGATACTCTGGGTTGTAGGCTAACTCATTTATTCGATTGGCCCAAGGTATTCCATTTCCGTCCATGAACCTTATAGCCATGGGTAGGATATGAACTTTAGGCATCATAAAGTTTTCCTTTGGTGGTTTTAAAACATTATCTCCAAAGTAATCACGAAACACTACATGTCTACCATCTTTTCTTTGTAATGTTCCTGTAAGTCCTATTTTATACCTTGCACAATTTTTATCTATAATTCTAGAAAAAGTAGGAGCACTACAATGGTGCATTTCGTCAAGAATAAGAGTACCGAACTCTTGTCTAATTTTTGGAATCTTTCTATACAAACTCTGTATATTCCCAATAACGATTTGCTTATCAAGTTCAAATTTTCCACTACCTATAATTCCTGCTTTAAATCCAAATACTTTTTCTACTTCATCCTCCCACTGCTTTCTTAGAGCTAAAGTGTGGGTAACTACTAATGTTTTTTGTCCTAGTTTGCCAGCTATTGCAAGACCTGTAAATGTCTTACCCCAACTTACCCAAGCGTTAATAATGCCGCCATCTCCAATCTCATCATATACTGATTGTTGGCTTGGTCTTAATGTCAAATTAAACTTGGGGAAGTCTACTGGTTTTACTACTCTCTTATCTACTACTTCGTGGTCTGCAGGGATTAGGTCTATTCTGCCCACCGGTATAGCTACCAATCCCTGTCTTATAAGTGCCATATTTTTTATAATGAGTGGTGGGTCACCGAACTTAAACGAAGGTATGGCATACGTAAGTTCGTCATCAATCTTTTTCTGTTGTGCAGGCAGTACTTCTATATAAATTCTGTCGCTTATAACTGCCTTCATATCTTTCTCCAAGAATCCTTCTTCTTTGTAGGACTTGTATCATAAACTAACCAAGGAGCTCCATCTCTGTATAGCATGCCTGCCCATGCTTCGCTACCCGCCAAGGGTCTGTCTATATCAAAAGGGTATGGGCAGCCTTTTATCCACAACACGCTTGTAACAATTCTTTGGTCTACTCGTTTTATTTTGTGATATTTTAGCGGAGCTTTAGTATTTTTATTTTTGACAAACCATTTTCCAGTACTATCTATATAATACTTACCTTGATGTTCAAGATAACCTCTAATACTTTTAATCATAGATTTTAAAGGATATATACTTTTCATTGGCGTTTGTATTCTTCTCATGCCTAAAGTTTCTCCTTTCATGTTAGTATCATCTAACACTTGGTTTTCTATCCATAATATACCATCTATGAGCATTATATCGTCTGTGTGTAGTACAAAGATGGGGAATTTTATTTTATCATATATCATATTTAGCTTCAAACTTACCTAGAGAGTAGTCATCATGTACATCAAAATCACAGCCTACTGGTGTGCCTGGTATACTAAACCCTCTATCCTGTTGTATGAAACCTTGTAATTTTTCTGAGTAATGTTCTATTTCATCTTCTGGTACTTCCGCTAGAATTGAGTCATGAACTAAAGCAAAAATTTTAGACTTCATGCCTGTACTTTTTATATACGCGTTCATATCTATAGCACCTAGTAAGTT